ATGCAGCCACTTGAAGCACAACGTGCCCAACAGGATCAAACAACACTAAGTCGTATGATTGCTAGTGGTAAGTTAGGTGCTTCCGGCAGTGCTCGTGCTATGGCTGAACAGGAGACACAACGAGGTCTACAGGACATTCAAACCTCTGCGATGGCACGTCAGCAGGCATTAGGTGAACAACAGAACCTATTTGCACAACAGCAGGCACTGCAGGGTCTACTAACGGGTGTTGCAGGTCAACAGTTTGCAGGCCAACAGGCAGCACTAGGGGCTATCCCATTAGGTCAGGAGATTATGTCCTTCTCTCAAGAACCTCAGTTCCAGTATCAACTAGCACAAGATCAGATTGCAGCTCAGGCAGCAGCTAATAGAGCATCTACGGGTGCATCTATGTGGTCTGCCCTATTGGGCGCTATTTTAGGTTAATCATAGGAGGAAATAACTATGGCACTATTCGGTTCGGGGCCACGCTCCAATATATTACAGACAGTAGCTCCTATGTATCAAGGAATGGTAGATGCAGAGAAGCAGAAAGGCGTAGCTATGCGTGAGGCAATGGGTGCCTTCGGTAAAGCTATTGATCCTAAGACAATCGGTATGCGTAAGTTTAAACAAGAGTTCGCTAATGCTGATTGGACTAAGCCTGAGACATTCTTTGCGGCTAGTAAGGCATTATCCTTTGATCCATCAGCAGCTATGGACATGGCAGCTAGAGGTCAGCAGCTACAGGCTTCTTTGGCTCCTAAGACATACGCTCCTACTGAGCTATTAAAGAATGCAACAGCACTGTTCCCTAAGGATCCGGATAAACGAAGAGAATGGATGTTACAACAGACAGCTAAAGGTGCACAAACTCCTACTGAGCTAATGAAGAATGCGACAGCACTGTTCCCTGAGGATCCAGATAAACGAAGAGCATGGATGTTACAGCAGACAGCTAAAGGTGGCACTACAGAGCAAACAGCGGCACAGAGGAATCTAAATGCCTTCAATGCAGAAGTATCACGTCTAGAAGATAAATATGCTGATGATCCTGATAAGCTGAAAGCTAAGGTACGTGAAACACGTAGTCTGTTTAATATAGACGAGTCTACCGCCTCTCAAGAGTATGCTAAGCTGAAAGTAGCTAAATTAGGCGAACAACAGGAAGAGTTCTCTAATACACTACAGAAATCGAAGGAGCAGTTAGCTACCATAACACAATCACTTAGTTTGCTAGATGAAGGTTTATATACAGGCTTCGGTGGTGACTTAGTAGCAGACATAACTGCATTAGGCGCTTCTTTAGGGTTTACTGTTCCGGATGCAGCAGCGGGAGCTGAACAATTCCGTGTTAATAGCATGAAGAACATTATGGATTGGATTGCTGGCACTAAGGGTGCTATTTCTGAAAAAGAAATGACTATGTTTGAGAAAGCTTCTGCTGCATTATCCCGTACTGTTGAAGGTAACCGATTGATCCTAAGTACTGCTGAGCGAGTAGCTGAATGGAAACAACAGAGAGCACTAGCATATAATAACTGGGTATCTGAGTCGTCTGCTGATGGTAATGTACCTGACTATTTAGAAGGTCAGCGTTTTATTAATCAGTGGGAAGAGGGTAATGCCTTAGTTGCACCCACACCTTCTGAAATTAAAGCCGCCCGCGAAGGCACTAAAACAGTAACTACAACTGCCCTTCCCGATCAAGACGTTACTAAAGCCTTTGTAGAAGGCACAGGCTCTTCTAATGCTGTTCCTACTCGTGCACAACAGTTACGCAGTAAAGTACCTGAAACTGAGCTGTCTCTATACGATAACTTTGTAGCAGCAGGACACACAGCACTATCGTGGAAGTATATGACTGAAGCAGACAAGGCACTTTTTAAATAAGGATTCCTAATGAACGATTTAGAGTTACAACAACGAAGGGCGGCTGCGGCAGCAGCTGCTCGTTTGCGCCAAGAACGTGCTGAAGGTGCTGATCCTACTATGCAGGAACGATGGGCTAAGGCTTTAGAGATTACAGGGGAAGCAGGCTCAGCGCTTTATGAACAAACGAAGGAGACTGTAACAGGCGCTAGTCGTTTAGTAGAGCCTTATTTACAGGAACTACCAGAGCTATTTAGTGCTAATGATGAAGTAATTGACGAATTGGTTGAGCACAGCTCAGGTACTTATACTAAAGTAGTTGAGGGTTTCTACGAAGCCAGTACCCCTGAACAACAGATTGACATACTTAAAGCTAATATCCCTTCAATGCAATTTCATACGAATAAGCATGGTGATGTGTTAGTAAAGTATAGAGGTAAGGTTGCATTCCTTAATCGCCCCGGAATGTCCTCTGCGGATATTAAAGGATTAGCCATCCACATGGCTGGTGACGTTCCTGCTATGGCCTATGTGAGTAGAGGGGTAGGTGCTTTAGATAAGATAAGTAGAGGCGCTGCTGGTTTTGCATCTACTTCCGTTACACGCGACATATTAGCACAGGAAGCAGGGGCTACAGAAGGCATTAGTGCCGAGCGAGCTGCGATTTCTGCTGCGTTTGGTGCTGGCGGTGAGGCCCTTGTGCCTTACCTTAATTGGTTGAAGACAGGTAAACAAGCGAGGCAGCTAGGGGTTGATCGTAGAGGAGTTAATGATGCTGCGTTGTCTGTAAGGGAAGCGAAAACACTCACTCAGCAGACCGGCATTGAGTTTTTTCCAGCTCAACAGACATTAGATCCACGAATGACTGCTGCGCAACAAACTGTCCTTACTAGTAATCTGGGCGTTGCTGTATCTCGTAAGACATTAGCACGTCAAGACAAACAAGTAGCAGAGGCTGTTGATAATTTTGTCTACGCACTAGCTACTCCAGAACAGGCCATGAAGGCTCCATACAAAGTAAAGGAAGCAGCTGAAGCGTCTATTAATATAGCTAAGCTACAACGTAAAGAAGCGGCTTCTCCTATCTATAAAGATTCTTTAGAATCAGGTGCCGTAGGGGATGTTTCTGGTACACTTTCTCTAGTAAAAGGCTTGAAGGCTGATTATAAGAAGGGTACTAAGATGTACAATGCTTTAGGTAAAGTACAGGGGTTACTTCAGCACTCAAAGACTACTAAAGGCAAAACAACACTAGGTGCTGATGGAGTCATTACTTTTGGAAAGGACGTTACTGTACGTAAACCTGTTACTAATCCTAAGCATCTACACTCAGTCAAACTAGAGATTGATGCTTTACTAGCACAGACAGGAGATAACGCTGTAGATAACACCACACGAAGTCTGTTGTCTAAAGTACAAAAGTCTTTAGTTAATGATATGGATAGCACCATTCCTAACTATGGAGCAGCACGAGCAGCTTATGCTAAAGAGTCGGAGACTGTTGCGTCGTTATTAGAATCTCCTCTTTTCGCTATATCTAATGTAAAGCCTCAGAATATAGAGCAAGTCACTAACATTTTGTTTGGCTCTACTACTAATAAGTCCGCTCTAGAACACTCTAAGCGCGTTATTCGTCAGACAGATCCAGATGCATGGGAGGCTATAGTCACTCACGAACTGGAGAAACGTTTAGGCAATGTACGTGCTGAAGCTGCTGATGCGGTTACATCACGAAATGAAGCACAGTTACTTCTCAACGCACTAACTGGTGGTAAGACAGCTAAGAATGATATTTTAAGGTCGTCTATGTCGAAGGGACAACAAGGGAATTATGACTTCTTAATAGGGGCGCTTAAACGCGCTGCTACAGGCCGTCCGTCAAAGACTAGTCCAAAGCCTGAGGATTTACGTGTCTCATGGCCTGTCCGTATTTATGGCAAGCTATTCGGAAGTATTCGTGATATGGGACGTTTGTCTGTTGACTCGAAGCATATTCAGTTCCTAACAGATAAAAAAATAACTGCTTTGTCTAAAGCACTCCTAAATCCTAAATGGGAACCTGAGATGACAGCAATTAGACGCTTAGGCTCTAAGTCTACTAAAGCTGCAACCATGTTCCAAGCTTTAGTAAGTGATATTATACGGACAGAGACTCAACTAGAGGCTTATAGTACTTATGGCACAGAAGGAGAAGAGTAATGTCTATAGATACACCACCTGAAACTAAAGGACTATGGGAGAGCTTTAAGACAGAACTACACGAGATTGATAAACGGGTCTTCTCTTACGGACAAGACCTCTTCAATGATATAGTTCAGTTATCCGGACAAGAGCGGTTTATAGAGAATACGCCTAATAACACATTCTTAGACCCGTTCTTACCTCAGGCACCTCCTATGACTAGGGATCAGCAGCTAATGGCTGAAGGCATACCACTCACAGGTAATCGTCCTTCAGACACAGAAGCTGATGCTTTTGCCTCTCAGCCGACAGAGTTAGACATAGGTGTTGACTCTGTTACTGGTGAGCCTACTATGGATACAATAGAGGCAGTAGCGGAGCCTGAAGCTGAAGTCACTAGTGTAGATATGAGAGAACAGTCAGATGTACGAGGTGTACGTAATAACAATCCTCTTAATATTGAGCACGGTGATAATTGGGACGGCTTAGCTGATGACCAATTAGATACTAGGTTCGCTACTTTTGATGACGCTGAACATGGCATACGTGCTGCTGCTAGAATTCTAAACACCTACAGGGAAGTTCATGGTGTTAATACATTGAGTGATATTATTCACCGCTGGGCACCTCCTAATGAGAATGATACAGAAGCTTATGTTAAGAATGTCTCTGAGTGGGCTAACATCCCTGTTAATCAAGAGATTGTAGCGGGTAACAATCCTACCACTAAGGAACTGCTAAAGGCTATGTCTAGACAGGAAAATGGTAGAGACGCAGCTAATGAACTTAGTGACGATGTTTATGATAGAGCGTTGGAGTTAGCATTCCCTGAATAAATAGCAGACAAAATAAAGCCCCGTTGGATCACTCCTTCGGGGCTTTTTATTAGTCTAAAGAAACTGCTAAGTCGTAGAAGTCTCTAGGCTGAAAGGACTCATATATCCAGACAGCCATAACGAGACAAGCGGCTAACAGCACTGTGTTAAAAAGTAATCTCACAAGAACCACCAGCACAAGCAGCCTCACCAGCTAAGTCTGTTTCATCTTGCATCTCAACCACGTTAGTTAGGTCAATAGCATTCAGGCTAGACTCCAGCATGTCATACCTCTCCTTAGTAATGTCTTCAAACGGTGCTTGTACATAAGTACCGCCATCATAAGGAAGGACTGAAATACCATTAAAGTTATTACGGTTCTTCCACATCCATTCACCACACAAAGGCCACTCATCCTCCTTCAGTGAGATAGTACAGGACACGTTATGTGTGTTCTGGCCTTCTCTGTGCCCGCTGTGCACCCATTCAGTGTTAAACCGTCCTACCCTATTGAGTAAGTCTATAGGACTCTCAGATCGCAGTATAGAGCCTTCTGGAGCCTTCTGTGGTATTTCAATCACTGCTTGACTATCTGGATTGAAGTACTCATCTTCTACTAACTCAGGGTGATGAATAGCTAAGTGTTGATATAGTGCTTCATTCTTTCCTACTCGTTGTCGTCTGATGTAGTAATCATTATGCCAAGCGTGTATACCACTACTAGTCCCTAGAACGCAAGATGACGTACCGGATGGCTTGACGGTAGTGCAGCGAGCAGCAGGGTTAATCCGCAGAAGAGAGGCTACCCTAGCGTTTTCTTCTTTGACTTTGATAGCAGCTTCTTTAAGATCATACTTAAGTACCTCTCCTGATCCAATACCCGTCTGGCCTACGCCAATTAGGGCTTCTTTCTCTGTAGTTTCCCTCCACTCATCACGTAGATAATGGAAGTCCGTATAACCTGCTTGCAACGTTCCGATAAAAGCTGCTGCTTTAGATCGTTCATTCAAATCCTCCTGTGATTCTATATCTGAAACATTTAACTCACATAAATTACAAAATTGATAGGGGCGTAAGGCGATCTCGCAGCACGGGTTAGTCCCCCAGTCCTTATCGTTGCTAAAGTACACTGCTGGTTCACCTGAACCTGAAAGTTCTACTCGTTTCCATAGCTTTTCAAACTCTTCCTTAGTAACACGGTGACGTAGAATAACAGCGGAGTTATTAGAACGTCCTCGCTGTGGGTTCTCTTCCCACCAGTTACCAGACTTACAGGATAACATACTAGTATCATCCATACTGAAGAGACTGATGAGGGCAGCACGTCGAATACCACCAGCTAATACTGCATCAGCAATATAACACATCAAGTCATGTACCTCTAAGGTAGATAACTGACGACCCATAGCGTTATCTAATACGCTACGTAGGTTGTGAATACAGTCCTTCAGAGGTTGTGGCCCCGGAGCCTTGCCTCCTGATGTAATCAACAGAGCACCTTTAGGACGAATATCTCGGTAATCGAAGTCTACATTCATTAATCCGTTAAAGTAAGACTCCATTAGCACCTTCACTGCATCCGCCCATCCCTCAATGTTGTCTGATACAAGAAAGCGACGTGTACGTTTCTTAGGGCCAACTACGTCCGGTAACTTACCGATGTGGTGACGCTGAACAGAATAACCTACTCCTGTGCCTCCCAATAAGAGAAACATAGTTTCACTGAATGCTTCAACTTCAGATACTGGCAGATATGCGCAGTTGAATACCCTGTTTGGTGCAAGTTCAATAGGCGCACCTCCGAATTGCAACGAACGCATTGACGGGAGGACTTTCTTGTCGTAGACATACTGATAAACCTCCTCGATCTCTTGCTTCATGTGTGGGTATTTACGCTGATGCATCTCTTTATTACGAGTTACCAACTCATGCCAATTCTCTCGTCGCTGTAACTCCGGTACGTACTTAGCGTACTTACTAAAGACAGTGATGTCTGATAAGATCTCGTTACTTGTTTCCATCTGCTTCCTCGAACTCTATGAGCATGTCGATACAGTGCTTAGCTTTTTCTAAGTCCTGAACGCCACCCTTCTCTCTAAATCGTGTAATATATTTAATAGCTGTGTGTTGACAGGCATCTAGCTTATTCTTCATGGAATACTCCATAGGCTGTATTGCTAGATCCTTATAGTGTCCACCGCCAATCTGTACGTCTAAACTACTCACCGTCAAACGTCTCCTTATCTATAGCTATCTCTAGCTTATCATCAAACCTATCACAAATGTCTTGTGAGGTTATCTCTAGTAACTCGCAGAGTAAGTCTGGATCATAGAACTCTACTAGATACTCAACTAGTTCTTCGATTGTTCTTGTCATTAATCTTCTTACTCCACTCTTTTAGTTCTTTTAGGTCTGTTAAACCGAACCATTTGATGCCCTCTTTTTCGCACCACTGTCCGTTTGTGATCTTAGATCCCTTTCGTACCTTTTGGTTAGGCTTAGACCAGACAAAGACTAAATGTTTACCTTCTGACTGTAGCTGTTTATGTATCGCTTTATACTTAGCAGTATCACCTACACGGAAGAAACCTTTAACTTCAATGTAGACGATACCTTTAGTGAAGTCAGGAGTATAAGTCTTAGGCACCTCATAGGCTACCCGTTGAGTCTCATACTCCCAACCACTCAATTGCTTAGCGACTTCAGCTTCCAGTTTGCTCCTGAACTTTGGCTTTTGGCTTAGCATTCTTCTTCTCTTCCTTAATTAGTGCTTGACACATTTGGCCTGTACTGGCTACAAAAGGACTACCGTGTAGTGACCAACCATCGTCTAGTAGACCACTCACCATACTAGTGAATCGGTCTGGACGGGGTGATTCTATTACTGTGTATAACATTAATCTTTTACCTCTAATACGTTAGGTAGCTTCCAAACCTCAGTTAAGTATCGAGGCCCACTACTATATATGAATGTCCGTAGTTTAGGATAACATGTCTTCTTATAACTACAGTACGAACATCCTGTAGGTAGTTTCATGTTACCACTCTTGCCGTCCGGTACAGGATCATAACAGGGATCAGGCATAGTGTCTTCGTCTGCAACGACAGCCTTGATGTGTTCAATGCGATCCTCGATCTTCTGACCTTGAGTTAAGTCTATCATAGCCAGTGCTAAATGTCCATTCCCCTTATCCATAGCTAACCAACCTGCCTTCTCCTGCTTTAAGGCTGCACCATAGCCCTTTAGCTGATCTACATAACCAAAGGGGTCATCGAACTCTACAGTATTCTCCTTAAACTTCTTAAAGGCAAAGCTACTGGCTGACTTAACATCAATCAACGTACCGTCAATACAACAGTCCATAGAACCACTGACACCGTTGATATTCACACGCTCCTGCTCATGGGTTACTTTATGTCCAGATAGACGTACCATAAGTAAGACTAGCTCTTCGATGATATGACCATACAAGAACTTGATTAAGGTATGAGGTGCTAGTTTCTCAGCCTCAGTTCCTTTATGTTTTAACCAAATCTGCCTATCGGGCTTACCTATACTGGACATCCGTAGTCCTGTACTATCTTGACGCTCCTCTAATATGTTACTGTAGACTAGTTCATCTACATTCTTACTGAATAACGTAAACGCTTCATCTACGTCCACACCTTTAGACACCTTACCTGTATCTACTAGTTCGTAGATGTCCTCTACTACTGTATCAACTGTCTTGCCCATACTTACTCCTTAGTGTGTGTCTGCCCAGCTAGTACCAACTTGATACTCTCCATCCTGCGGACACCTCATGTTTAACTGATTACCTGCTTCGATGATAGCACTAACAGCCATCTTACCGAACACTTCGGCGTGTTCTTCAGCTACCTCAGCTTGTATTTCATCGTGAATATTACCTACTAGCTTAAAGTCTAACTTAGCCCCCTCAGCATAGCCATAGAGAATCACTAATGCCTTCTTCATCACTATAGCCCCTGCTGACTGTAAGAGGTAATTTAATGCTGAGTGGTCTGACTTGATCCATATCTTACGTCCGTCTAAACCCTTTAGATACCCTCTTCCAGCAGCTTTAGTAACTTGTTCTCGCAATCTCTTAAGTGCTGGTGTTGCATTAAGGAATCGTTCTTTAAGAGCCTTACCGTCTTTAGCAGTTCCGTTAACAATTTCTCCGACCTTTGCATCCCCTGCTCCATAGAGGAAACCGTAGATAAAGGTCTTCGCTTGTGAACGCTCAGGTAACTGGGCTGCAATCTGGTTAGCTGTGTGTATGTCGCCATCTAGTATCTCCTGTGTGTAGTCTTCATCATTCATGAAATGGGCGAGCATTCTTAATTCTAAACCACTTGCATCACAACCAACGAGCTTATATCCCGCTGGCACCGTCCAACACTCTCTACACTCTTGACCATAAGGGCTGTAGGATGCAGGCACTTGTGCTAAATTAGGGCTGCTATGCGTCATACGATTTGTCTGTGCGCCTAATGGATTAACAAATCCGTGAACCCTACCATCATCCTCTACTGAGTTAATCCAACTCTGAACCTGCGCTATACGCTTCTGTAATAAGAGATAGTCCTTAATGAGTTGTGCCTCCGGTATGCCTACCTTCTCAAGTATCTTTTCATTTACTTTAGGTAAGCCACTCTCTGTAAACTCTTTAGGCTCCCACCCAAAGTGCTTTAAATACCTTCCAATCTGTTGTCTGCTGCTTAATTTAAAGGGTGGGTAGGTAATAATACCATACGATCCTTCTTCATTATAGTGCACCCCTTCAGCTTCATGTTTGATTAGGATAGCTGCCTTCTCACCATTCTTCTTGTAAGGATTCTTAGGGTAATTCTTCTTTACCCACACAGGTAGCGGTAAGAACCTATTGTGTACCTGCTCTTCAGCATCTAGCATCTTCTCCTTTAGCTCTGCTAGTAGCATGAATGCCTTACCTTCATCTAACAACCATCCATTACGGGATTGTTCTGCTATGATCCTATGGACATCCATCTCTAATTGAATACTCTCTTCAGAGAACCCTTCAGTCTCCTTCAGGAGCATTGTGTAGGCTCTAGTATTCACTTCTACATCCTGTACACAGTAATCTAACATCTCTTCACTATACTGGCTGAAGTCAGTGTGATCGCCTTTAGGAAACCCTAATCGTTCTCCCCATGCCGCGAGGGAATGTCCCCCTTCACGTACAGGATTAAATAAGCGAGACATAACCAGAGTGTCAGTAAGCCTAACACCACTAAAGTCAATGGAAAGTAAACGCTCAAGTACAGGAATATCATAACCGAGAATATTGTGACCGATGATCTCATCTACGCCCTCTATGCTAAAGTTGTTTAGTTCATTAGGCCCATAACAGACAGTATCGCCACTGATCACTTCCTTAGTGACAATGCACCAGATCTTGTCTGGATTAAGTCCGTTTGCTTCTATGTCTAGTACAATCTGTTTAG